TCGCCACCGGCAAGCAGTCCCCGGCCGAGCCACAGCGTGACCCCGAGAATTCTTCCGATCTGGCAGAACCGCAGAATTCCGAGCCACAGGGTGACGTGGTGGAGGTGCTGGCGAAGCGGAACTATCAGCAGCGACGTTGGGTCGAGGGGGGGCCGCCGTGGGAGGACGCGCCGGACTTCAAGTGCGACGCCTTCCGTCGAGTCGCCCGCGACGACCTCGCCGCCATCACCCCGCTCCTCGCCCTAGAGATACGAGAGCGGCTGGAGGGGCTAGACCGTTTCTCGTTCCAAGCGTCGGATGACGAGTTCTACAACGGCATGATCGGCGACGAGGACGGTCCCTACATCAAGCGCTCTGACGCCCTCGCCGCTCTCGACAAGGAGGACTCCGGTGCCTGAGCGGAGCCTTGACGAACTCACGCCGCTCGAAGGTTTGTGCCTGCTGGCTTCGCGGGACGGCGGTCGGGTTGATCTTGGCCGCGAACGATCGCCCAATGCCGCCCGCCGCATCCAGGAGGCCCTAGACGCCGAGGCAATCGACTCGGAGGGCTGGCTTACCGAGAAGGGCAAGCGCCTCGCGGAGGGAGAGATGACCGATGCCTGACCGTCCCGACATCCCAGAGGAGGCGGCGGAGCTTGCGGCTGAGGCGCTGTGGAACGAGCGCGAGCGCCGCGATCCGACCGGCGACGCCCCCGACGACTGGTACCCGCCTGGCGACAACCCCGACCAGCCGCCGCCACGTGAACCGTTCCTGTGGGAGCAGATGGTCGCCGAAGGCAAGTTCGAGGGCGATCAGGAGGAGACCCGCTCCGACGCCCTCGCCGTCCTCCAAGCCGCCGCCCCCGCCCTCCGCAAGCAGGGAGCCGAGGAAGCGGAACGGCGGCTAGACAAAGCGAGGCGTGAACGCCTGCTGGGAGGGGAGTGGCCCGGCGTCACGCTGATGCGCGATGCCGGAACGAAATCCTCGCCGCCTTGGACCTGGTGGGAGATTGGCGACTTCGACGCCGACAAATATGAGGTCGAAGAGTACGTGCCCCGCCGTGACCTCGACCAAGCCCTAGCCAAGGGAGCCGAGGAACACGGGCTAAGCGATGCCGACCGTGAGCGACTACGGCGCATCGCGAAGTCTCTAGAGGGAATAGACCGTGGCTTTCAGGCTCAGATTGATGCCGACCGCAACAGCGCCGCCTTCCTCCGGGACCTTGCCGATAACGCCCCGCCCTTGGAGGTCGTTGATGCCGAGCAAGCCCGCCAAGAGGGAGCCGAGGAAGAGCGGGAGCGTCTGCGGGGTGAGGAGCGGCGCCTTGCGGCCTTCGAGAAGCTGACCGAGGGCAACTTCTTCAGCTTCACGGACCCCGAACATCAAGAGGAGTACGTCTGGCGGATCGTTGATGCCGTGCTGGACGCCGCCCTCGACACCCCCGCCCCCTCGGAGGAGGAAAGCGATGCTTGAAGTCACCGGCTACCTTTCCCAGCCCTACGGCGGGACGCGGCTACTAGTAGTCGATCCTGCCGATCCATTTGGCCGGGTCGTGCCGCTTCATCCCGACCGGCTGACTGAAGGCAAACCGGGCGTTCGGGTGGCCTGCACCTGCTCAGGCACTCCCCCGACGCTCGGCACCGAACGGGACGTTCATCTGGAGTCATGCCCGGTCTCCGTGCTGTCCCCCGCCCCCTCGGAACCTCGGGAGGAGAAATCGTGAAGCGCTGGACGATCTACATCTGTCCCGTTTGCGGCCGACAACCGGGGTCTGAGCACAAGCACGGGCATAGAGCAGAAGCGGTCGAGGTCGTCCCCCTCAGCGAGGTAAGAGAGGCGCTGCTGGGTGATGATCCGGTCGTCGCCGCTCTCGGGTCGCTGCACCTAGACGGCTGGCCGGAAATCCCTGCAGACCCGGAGCTGGACATGCGTGCCGCGCTACGCACCGCCTTCGACGCCGCCTTCGCCTCCACCGATAGCGAGGGCCAGGACCGTGGCTAGGACGCTGAGCAACGAGGCAACTGAGAGCCACGCGGTCGAGTCCATCAAGAAGAGGCTCGGCGAGGAACGGGCGGAGGCCGAGCGGCTGGAGAGGTGCCTACGCGCCGTCAAGAGGCGCCGGTTCGCGCTGGCGACCAAACTCGTACACGCTGGCCTACCCCGCCGCAAGGTCGCAAGGCTCGCCGGAGTATCCGACGTGGCGATCCTCAACTACGAACGGGCCGATCACGAGAGAGGGGAGCCGAAGTGAGCCGGGTGAAGATGCGCGACCCCGGCGGCGTCCAGCGGATTGGCTTCGCCTTGGGCGACCGCCGCGAGCGACAAGGGGTGAGCCGCAAGGATCTAGCGAGGGTTGTGGGGACGACCGTGCCTTACCTCGAACGATTTGAACGCGGTGAAGTCAACCCGCGGCTCGACCTTGTGCTGCGGCTCGGGAGCGCCCTTGGGTGGGTGTGGGTGATTCGGTGACTGCTCCGCCACACACCGAGGAGAAAGGGGAGGCTCGTGGCTGAGCCCAGCTGGCAGATCCTCCAGGGCGACTGCATCGAGCGCCTACGCAAGCTCCCCGACGAGTCGGTGCAGTGCTGCGTTACCTCGCCACCCTACTTTGGACTGCGCGATTACGACCTGCCGCCGACCGACTGGCAGGCGGTCAGATACAGGCTTCCGGGCGGCGAGTTCGAGGTGCCAGCGATGACTTGCTGCCTCGGCTTCGAGGAGACGCCCGAGCAGTTCATCGGCCATCTGGTGCAGATCTTCCGAGAGGTCGCCCGCCTGCTTCGCGACGACGGGACGGTGTGGGTCAACCTCGGCGACTCCTACAACTCCGGAGCGGTGGCACGGCGCGAGCCGGGACGCGGCACCTTCGGCAAGCACGACTGGATGGGTGGTTCCACCGTGCGGGCGGTTGCGCCCGACCTCAAGCCAAAGGATCTCCTCATGGTCCCGGCCTTGGTGGCCCTCGCGCTACGCGCCGACGACTGGTACCTGCGCCGAGACATCATCTGGAACAAGCCGAACCCGATGCCCGAGAGCGTCACTGATCGCCCGACCTCCTCGCACGAGTACCTCTTCCTGCTGAGCAAGTCGCCGAGGTACTTCTATGACGCTGAGGCGATTCGGGAGACCGCCATATGGCCGGGCCAGAACCGCACCGACCGAGGGCCTCGCGACTCGGAGGTGCCCGGAGCACCGCCGCACCGTGGTCTGCGCCAGGACAAGCAGCGCGGTCACGGACGCCGCCACGATGGCTTCAACGACCGCTGGGATGCGATGTCCAAGGAGGAACAGCAGGCCCTAGGCCGCAACAAACGCTCCGTCTGGACGATCGCAACCCGTCCCTATCCAGAGGCCCACTTCGCCACCTTCCCTCCGGATCTGGTGGAACCGTGCATCGCGGCCGGCAGCAGAAAAGGCGACACGATCCTCGACCCCTTCGCCGGGGCTGGCACCACCAACCTCGTCGCAACTCGGTTGGGCCGTGACTCGATCGGGATCGAGCTCAACCCGGACTACGCCGAGATGGCAGAAGACCGAATTCGCCGCTGGGAAGCAAACCCGGCAGGCCATCTAAAGGGAGATCCTGAACCCTTAGAAGGCCAGCTCTTCATCTCCATAGAGGAGGCTGCAGCATGAGGGAGCTAGGGAGTGTTGCCGTCGAGGACCTCCAGGAGGTCGTCCAAGAGCTTGAACGGCGTCGGGATAGGGCTGACGCCGCCGGGAAGGGCAGCCGCATCGGGTGGTTCAAGGGCAACTCCTACGGGTTGGGCGAGGCTATCGCCCTTTTGCGGAACAAGCTCGACTTCACCGAGCAGCCCGCCGGAGTCGGCGCTGAGTCGGTCCCGTCGCGAAGGGGGTCATGCTCGATTGCCTCTCGTCGCGACCTAGCGGCCACGCCAAGGCCCAGCGTCGACTCGGACGGGAACCAGCAGCCCCAAGGAGCGTCCGACTGATGAACGGACTCTGGATCAAGAGGAGCTTCCTCGAAGCCTCTTCGCAATGGGGGTCCTGGTAAGTGGCCAGGAAGCTAGGCCCCGACGAGGGCATCAACCGCCTCCAGCACCCCGACTGCCGAGCCTGTAAAGAGCGCGAGAGAGTCAACGTAGGACTGCTCGCAGAGAACGTCCAGCTCAAGAAGAAAGGAGGAGGCGCAGACGATGATGCTCTGAAGCTGAGCGAGGCAGAGGCCGGTGCGCTAGTGCGCGTTTGGAAAGCCGACCTGACCGACCGTGAGGAAGCGGAGATCGGGGCAATTCTCAACCGCCTGCGAGCTTCGATAGGAGGAGGTGATGCCGATGCAAAGGCCGTGGCCGCTCGACTGTCAGACCAAAGCATCTCAGTAGCCGAGGGCGGCTCAGTCCAATGTGACGGGGTCGCCCTCGAAGAACTGCTTGGCTGGGTGGAAGAACACCGGAAGGGAGCGCGCACCATTGGCGACTGGCTCACGGGTGCGATGGCGCTCCAGGAAGTCGCGGACGAGATTCGCAGCCGCCTTACCCAGCAGTCCTCCGGTGGACAGGAAGAGGGCGTCACGCAAAAAGACTTCGACCGCGCCGAGCAGCTCATCGCTGAAGGGAAGATCTCCGGTGGGCAGGAAGGCGGGGTAGGGGAGGGGGCTGATCGCCGTGGGTGAAATGTCGCTGGTCGGCAGCCACTACCTGTGCCTGAACTGCGGGAAGATCGCACACGAAGACCACTGGACCTACTGGCAACGCCGGGACGACTGGGAGGACAAGAGCGAAGAGTTTCGCCCCAGCGAGGACGGTGAGTCCGACGCCTTCATGAAATGCCCCTGCTGCGGCGAGATGCACGGCGACTGCCACTACGGGGCGGGCGTTGAGGAAGGCACCAAGGCTGAGGTCGAAGCCAAGCGGGACAAGCTCGCCCCCGACCGTGCCGCCGAATGGCTAGACGCTGTCGCTGAGGTCATGGCTTCCGACGAGGTCGCCTCCACCCAGCCCATCTCAGACAACAAGAGCGGTGAGGGGAATGGCTGACAGGCTCGAAGCCCTGTTCTTCGGGCTCTTCAACGCGCTTACGGCAACCGGAATCGGCATTGCAGTCGGGGCGGGTGAACTTCCGACCGGCTGGATCTACCTTGCCGCAGTCTGTGCCTTCACCGCAGTCGCGTTCGCAGCCAAGCTCGGATTCCTTTCAGCGAAGGGTGGTGAGGGGCGATGAGCGAGATCAAAGGCTTCATGTCGCCATCGCTGCAACACGCGATAGCAAAGGACCACGGGGCGCTCGAAGGTGAACGCAACGACCTCCGGGCCGAGCGAGACCAGCTAAGGCAGCAGGTAGAGAAGCTGCGGACCGTCGGCTCTGAACTTTTGGAGGCAAGCGCCGATGCCCACCCGCACACCGCGACGAGTCATCAGCCTCGCCTCTACCGCGCCAACCACGCGATGAAGAAGGCACTGGATCAGGTCCGAAAGGAGCTAGAGGGGCGATGCTGAAGCTGCGAGCAAAGCTGGCCCTGCGGTTGATCGGCTGGGCGCGAGCGCTGCTGAAGATGCCTGCGAACGCAAGCGGCGACTTCGATACCTGCGGCTACTGTAAGGCGACGGGCTGCGAGACCGGCACGGCCGAGCACGCCCCGGATTGCCCTCTCGTCACCGGGGTTCACGTCATCACCTTGCAGGAGATGTGGCCGGGTGGGCCTGCAATCTGTGAGGGCTGCGGGACGACTCTCTGGCCGGGCGACAGCTACTCGCACATTGAGATCGCTCCCAACGTTGGCCAAGTCGCCTGTCTTGGTTGCGTGGCCGCTCATGAGCTTCTAGGGGCACCGGAGTGAGCGCGATCCAGATGACGTGCCCCGAATGCGGCGCTCGCTACATGGCGGGGATGGTCGGCCGCACCCCGTGGCCCGCCCACCTGTGCGCTGAGATCTGCGCGACCTGTGGCCACCCCCAGCGCTTTCACAACCCGTCCTGCTGCTGCGAATCAGGCGGGTGCTCATGTCGTTTCTTCACCGGCGGCGGCAAATACACCTACGACTCGCGCCCTCAGGACCCGCAGCCCGTACCCAGCCAACCTAACCACCGCCGGGAGTCCTGATGCCCCTTCGACCGAGCCAGGTAGAGACGCTGAGGGCTGTTCGGCAGTGCGACTACGGGGTCACCACGGCGGCGATGGTCGGCGGAATCGTTAACTGCACGCTGCACGCCGGACGCTGCCGCCTCAAAGCTCTGGAGCGCAGCGGGTACGTCCACAGCGACGGAACCAGCAACCGCCACGGACTGCTCTTCTACCGCCTCACCCAGCTAGGACGAGAAGCACTGGAGGGCAGGGGCTGATGCGCTCAGAGGAACGTGTCGGGATCATCAGCAGGTCTGCCCTTCGAGCACTTCCAGCACCGCATCCGCTGGCCGTACCGCTCGTAGCCGAACCGGTCGGTGGGCGGGTGGTGCAGATGCCCGCACTCGAGCTCGAGGACTTCGACGCGCCCCGGCCCGACCTGGATCGCAACTCGGCCGAGGATCGTCCGCAGTGGCCACTCGCTGCTTTTCGCTCGCTTCGCCATCTACTAGATAGGTGCGGCCGTGTGACAGATCAGTCCCCTGAAGCACTGGAGGGGGAAGCAGTGAAGCCGACCGACGATATGCTCGCGCTGGCCGCTTTCCTTCGCGGTGGGGACTGGTGCGCGGCCGACGAAATCCGGCACGCCGTGAAGCGGCTCGGGTTCCGGATGCCCACGATCCAGTGGACGACGGCTCGCCCGATGTGCTTCTGCGTTTTTTTGGACCGACTCCGAAGTCAAAGCATTGACCTCGCTAGCTTCCCCCGGGGAGGAGGGGCTGATGTCAGAGCTGATCTTTGCCATTCCGGGTGACCCGGTGCCGTGGACGTCGACCAAGCAGAACCGGCGCACCGGCAACCGATTCCTGCCGGCGCGTCAGGAGGACGCCATTGCCAGAAACGTGGCTTTCATCAACCACCAGCTCGGTGGCGACGATCACGACTTGGTTTTCGCGCAAGCAGTCCCACTCTCGCTGGATTGCACCTTCTACGTGAAGCGCCCCAAAAGTCACTACGGAACGGGCCGCAATGCGGGAGTGCTCAAGGACTGGGCGCCGAAATACCCGACTGGCAAGCCAGATCGATCCAACCTCGAAAAAATGGTCGAGGACTGCCTTGTCCTCGCTCGGGTCATGCCCGACGACGACCAGAATGTTCGGGGCCGGGGCGAGAAGCTCTACGTCGCCTACGGTGAGCAGCCGCGCTCTGTCATCCGGATCAGGGTGGTAGAGGGATGAGGCTCGCAGTGTCCAGCCACGCCGTTGACCGCTACATCGAGCGAGTCAAGCCTCATCTCGGGCGCAGCCAAGCCCGGACCGAGCTCGAAGCCCTTGTTGCGCTGGTCAAGCCCTGCGAGCGACCCACCTGGTGGGCGGAGCCAAGGAAGCAGGGGGATCTCTATCTCGCCCTTGGCCCAGGGGTGGTGGGCGCGGCAAAGGGCCGGTTGTTGACCACCGTCCTGGCTGCGCCTCGAGCTACCGGGGGCCAGCGGACGGCTGAGCGAAAACGCCGACGCGAACTTAGACGGTGGAAGAAGAAGAACGAGAAGACTCTTCCCCATTTTCGACGGGAGGCGGCCTGATGTACCTGGACGAAGCGTGCGGCAAGGTCCAGCCACCCGACCTCTACGCCCCCGATCCGCCCGAGGAGTGCCCCTACTGCCAGGCGGATCTACGTGAACTGGATTTGAACGGCTGCTGCCCTGAGTGCGGGGAGATGTTGGAGCCGTGACCGAGCTTGCAAACAAAGGAAAGGACCAGCAGATGAAGGCCGATGTTGTTCATATCTCGGTTCCGGAGGGACAGGGAGGGGATGCTTACCAGTCCGTCATGGCTCTGCTTCGCGCAGACGACGGTCGCTCACCGGGTCTTGAAGAGAACGTGACGGTCACGGTGGAGCGGGCCTAATGCCGACTCGCACCTGCTCATCGCACTGTCGATCCTGCGGCCGCCATTTCGCCGGCGATGCAGCCTTTGATCGTCATCGGACGGGAGTATTCGCCGGGGACGGCGACCGCGAGAACACCCGCCACTGCAAGGACCCGGTACAGGACGCCTGGTACGAGCAGATCGAAGGCGAGTGCCGGATCGAAGCGCCCAGTGAACCTGCAAAGAGGATCACGATCTTCCGCCAGAGAGGTGCGGCGGAGCGGCTCAAGGGTCTAGTTACCCCTGCGGCGGTAGCGGCATGAGGGCGGGAGTGCTCGACCCAAAACGTCGGATCACGGTGTGGAACTGGATGGGGGATACGGACGCCGCCTGCGAGCCCGTCCCGCGCATCATCTACTCCGGTCCCCAAAGGGATTACCGGCGTGAGCCATCGGGGCGTAGAAGGAGGCGGCGCCGCCGATGACGCGAAGCGGTATCTGGAAAGGCTTCTCCCTCTGGCAGCTTGAGCAGTTCGGGATCAAGCAGAACTCGGACGGGTCAATTTGGCTGCCCTACTACAAGCGCGACGGAACCCTGTTCAGAGCAAAGCACTTCGCGCCTGACGGCTGTTCATGGTGGCTCGGAGGCCAGGGCAAAGGTCAGATCCCCTACGGCCTGGAGCAGCTAGAGGCCGACGGCGATGCTCTTGTCGTGACCGAGGGCGAGTCGGACACCCTTGCGCTCCGACTCGCTTGGCCCAACATCGTGGCGATCGGCATCCCCGGAGCGTCGAGCTGGAAGAGCGAATGGAAGCGCATCGCCGAGGATTTTGAGCGGGTCTACTTGAGCTTCGACGGCGACAGCGCTGGTGACAAGTTGGGCGAGGCGGTCGCAGAGGATCTCCCCCACGCCAAGCGTCTCGCACTTCCAAGGGGAGCCGATACCCGAGCGATCCTGCAGCAGCTCGGAAAGCAGGCGTATCGAGCGCTGATCGACGCCGCAGAGGCCGAGCATGTCTTCAACCGAGCCGTCAGGGCGAAGTACAAAGTCCACGATCTCTACGAGAGAAGAGCGGCGGCGTGAGCGAGAGCTTTCAGCCACACGATCCGTTCCAGCCCTTCTCGAACAGCGAAGAATTCCGCATGTGGCTGGGCGGCAACTGCCACCGCGGCCACCGCGGATGTCGCCACTACAACCCGAACGCTGAAAGCTCTCGCCACGGGTGCCCGATTGAGGTGGCGCTTACCAGGGCATCGATCGGCGATGGCACGATCCTCGCGAAGACCGCATTGCGGGGCGGCTTCCTTGAGGCTGGACCGAAGGGTCAATTGGTCAGGCCAGATGAGTGGAACGGGGAATGCCCCGAGTACAAGGGCTATGACGAGCCCTACGACAAGCCGCGGCGCGGCCCGAAGCCACCTGCGGATCAACTGGATCTGCTCGACCCTCGAAATGCGCCGGGACTGGATCGAGTTCGCGTATGAACGCCCAGCGCAGGCTCCACCTAGTCACGTCGAAGAGCCCCCGGCTGATCGTGATCGACACCGAGACGGGCGAGCACATCGGCCCGTTGGACGACTACCTGGCCACCTACGAGAACGAGATCCGGCGGCTCAAAGCGCGCCTGACCACCCTGACCGCCAACCGAGAGGCCGAGGCGAAGAAGCACAAGCTCTGGGCTGAGGCACAAGCTGCACACGAATGGTGGCGGCTTGCCTGCTGGTATCCCGGCGTCAAGTTCGGCGCGGAGGAGTTCCACCAGGCCCTTCCGAGGCTGAAGGAACGCGGCGGGCTGATGAAGCTGCTCAAGGCAATCGCCGGCGCGGCTTACGACCCGAACACCAAGCGCATGAAGAACGGCAACCTCATGGCCTACGACGACTGGGAGCTGATCTGCCGCTCCAAGGCCAAAGCCGAAAACTTCGCCCTGCGGGTCTACGGGGGAGCTGACTCGGAGAGGTGGAAAGCCTGGCTGATCCAGCGAATCCAATCGAACTTGCAAGGCAAATCACCACGAAAGGAACAGAAATGACCTCAAGCACGGAGACCCCCGATCCAGCACCGACCAAGAGCAAACTCGCCGAGAAGCAGCGCGCGGTGATAGCCGAACTTCAGAGGGAAGCCCTTCGGTGTGGCGCTACCAACTGCGAGTCGATTGCCACCGCAATTGAGTCAAACACCCGCGCTCTCAGCCTCCTCGAAGCGTAGGTACATCGCATCCCCAGCGGAACGGCAAAGCATTCCCGCGCTGAGGCCCGTTCCGCACCTCTTCCGCTCCATCCACCGCAAAGGAGAGAATCAGCGCCAATGAACGGGCTCAGGGCATGGCACAGAAGTCAAAGGCTCTACTGGTGGGACTGGTTCGCGTTCGGTGTGATGGCGTGGGGCTTAGTCGGGCTCTTGTTGGCGGCGGCGGTATCCGCGTTCAATGCCTAAGCGCTACCCGAAGAAAGCCCGAGAGGTCGCAGTCGCCCTCTACCTCGAAGGCCTCAGCGTCCCTGAGATAACGCGCCGTTTCAACGATGGAACGGCCGGGCTGATCGACAAGGAAGGAAAGCCCCAGCCGATCGGCATCACCGAACGCCGAGTGGCCGAATACGTGGCCGAGCACAAGGCCAAGCACGGGCCGCGCAAGGAGCCCGAGGACGAGGAGCTGACCGTCGACTCGATCAACCGGGTCAAACAGCGGGCGCTCAATGTCCTGGCACGGGAGATCGCCCACCTCGAGGGGCTCCCGAACGGCCGCATCTCAGCCAAGCAGTCCACGGCTCTACGCCAGCACTACGCCACCCTTGACGACATGGAGAGGCGGCAGGAAATCGCCGAGAAGCGGAAGGGCAGGGGGAAGCGGCGGGGCAAAGCGCCGGTTAGTGACGACAAGCCGAAGTCGGCCATCGACGCGCTGGTGATGGCCGAAGGCGACGGGAGCGGACATTCCGAGGGACATCTTGAAGAGGCCAGGAGCCCGAAACCCAATAAACAGAGCCAAGAACCCACGGACATCGAGAGGGACGCGATGAGCAAAGAGGAGTTCGACGAGTGGCAGGGCAAATATCTGTCGGCGATAGCGACGAAGCGCATGTAATCCCGCAGGACGACATGATCGAGCATGAGGAGAGCGAGGACTGCATCTGCATGCCGGGCATCGAAATCGTCAACGAAGCCTGGCTCTACGTTCATCACTCCCTCGACGGGCGGGAGCTACAGGAGCCCGAGTTAACGTGGGGAGCGTAGGATGAGCAGCATGTTCGGGATCAAGATCTCGAAGTGGCAAGACAACTGGTCGGGCGGATACGTGCTCGAACGGGCCGACAAGACGCCCCTGAGATCACGGATCATTCGCATGTTCGGAGAGTTCGCCGTGCCGATCACCGTGCAACCGATATCGGCTGCAACCATCGCTTCGCAAGCCATTACGGCCGGACCGATCCTGGAGCGGAGCGCCCGAGCATGAAGGGCGATCTAGGACTAGAGGTCGACGCGCAACTAGACGCTGCGCTAAATCGGCGCGACGAGGCGATCCTTGGTCGCGCGCCACAGCGCTGCAACTGCAACGACAAGTGCTGGCAGTGCGACGTCGGCAACCAAGGCGACGACTGCACCTGCTTCAACCCGTGCCCCGTCCATCCGTCTACGCCGAGCACGCGCACCACCAACGACTAGCTAGCTCGGCCAGCAGCGAGCACCACCAAGCCGGACGCATTGCCGGACGCAAGCGGCGGCGCATTCGGCTCTACAAGTAGCAATGCGGCTTCATTCAATCCCATCCTCACCATCGGATTCGTGCCTGGATCGGCCCCCCGGGCCACCCCCTCGCAGCGAAGGGAACCCAGTCGGCGCAACATCCATACCTCTCCCATCCACGCATCCGCAGTTGCCACCCCTGAATCTGTACGTACATCCTCCCCCACCGCTACCGTCGCTCAACCGTGACCTCCAAGGCCAGCCGGACCGATCGCATTCTCCTGCGGGTCACCCCTGCCGAGAAGGCGCTGATCCGAGAGCGGGCCGGCGGTTCGCGACAGATGAGCGACTACATCCGGCGGCGAGCCCTTGGCGGGGCGGGTCCTGAGATTGCCGAGCGAGCGGCTCTCGACCGTCAGTTCGAGAAGTCGGCAGCTCGGGCACCCGGCGACTTCGCTGCTCTGGTTGAGCGGCACGCGCAGCGTATGCCGCGGCGGTCGGCTGAAATCCTGGCTCGGCGGGAAATGGCGCGGGAGCGGGGTTGAACTCCTGCACGCGCTGCGGGCGACTGGCGCTCAATACCGCCATTGCAATCTGCGACTGCGGCGGGGCGATCAGGCCTGCGAAAGTGGTGCCGCGGAAAACCGGCTCACAGCGCTACCTTGAGAAGCTCCATGCGCGGATCGACCGGCAACGGGGCCTTCGAGAGCGAGTCCACGAGCGCGACGCACATCGGTGCGTCGCGTGTGGCTCGGGCGATGAACTGACCCTAGACCACCATTCCGCGGTCCAAGGGTGGGCCGACCAGCTTTGAGAACCTGCAAACGATGTGCCGTTCTTGCAACCAGGCCAAGGGCGATTCGATGCCGACGGAGCTGGCGGACGCTTAGAAGGGCCAGCGGGAGCAACTGTCCTTGCCCGTTGCGGGCTCAGCGCCGAACGCTTCTACGGCGGGGTCTCCGGATAGCGGGCGGTGCGCTGCGAGGCAGTTGCCGTAGTGCAGTTCGCTGCCGATCCACAGACCTGCGACAGCGCAGATCAGTAGAGCTACCACCAGTGCCCACGCGGCTGCCCGAGTCATCCCGCCCAGAGCCTACCGCCCCATACAAAAAGCGGCCCCGGATTTCCATCCGGAAGCCGCTTTAAGTTGGCGCCGCTTTGTCGAGTCAGGGAGGATCTTACGGTCTCCCTGCGGACGCTCCCGGTTGACCCGCTTGTCGCCGAATCCGAGCGCCGCTTCGCCCGTTAAAGGGGCTGGAATCATCTGCGTCGCAAAGCGCAGAGGGAGAGACGGTGCCGAAATTTTCGGAGGGTCGGTTAAGGGGCCAGTGCGCTCGGAGCGAAGCCGCGTTTTATAACACCCGTTTCATAACACGGCACATCTGCTCGGACGCGCCCCAGTCTCCATCCGCTTACCCAGCCAAACTCCGGCGGCCTTGGGACCCGCGACCGCCTCCGTTGACGCCGACGCCCTGCGAAAGCGGGTGAAGGAGGACACGCCGTTCTGGGCCGAAAACTTCGCCTTCATCATCGACAAGACGGGTCGGAAGATCCGGCTCATCGGCAAACGGGGGCAACTGGAGTTCGATTGGCAGTTGGAGGCGCAGCGGGCCGCGGGGAAGCCGATGCGGGCGCTGAACCTGAAGGCTCGCCAGGTAGGGATGTCAACCTGGACCCAGGCCAAGGCGATCCACCGCTGCACGTTGCGGGAGCGGTTCGACGCGTTGACGGTCGCCCACGACCGCGAGACCGGGGCCAAGCTCTACCGGATGGCCGAGACTATCTACGCGAATCTCCCCGAAGACCCCGAGCTTAAGCCTGCGCTGGGGCAGCATCGGCGACAACGGTTTCTGCATTTCGCTGGCGACGGACTGTGGACTAGCGGCGATGCCTTCCCGGACTCGCGCTACTTCGTGGATACGGCGGGCGAGTTCCAGGCCGGGCGCGGTGGTACCTACCGCCTTGTCCACGGCTCTGAGGTGGCTTTCTGGCCTCAAATCATGCTCAAGCTCACGGCCTTGATGGCGGCGGTGCCGGACGACCCAGAGAGCTTGATAGTGCTGGAGTCGACGGCCAACGGCCTCAACGAGTTCAACGACATCTGGGTCGACGCCGAAGAGGGCCGCAACGACTATCTGGCCTTCTTCTGGCCGTGGTGGAAGGAGGACGAATACCGGCGTCCCTTCCTGAATGAACTGGAGAGGGAGCGGTTTGCCGTAGGAGACTCGACCAATCCCTACGCCGAGGAAGAGCCCGATCTGGTCACGAACTTCGGGCTCGGCCTCGAGCAGCTCAACTGGCGACGCTACGTCATCGCCAACAAATGCGGCGGCGATCTGCGGATCTTCCACCAGGAGTTCCCGTCCACGCCCGAAGAGGCCTTCATCTCAACCGGCAAGAAGGTCTTCGATCCCTACAAGGTGGCGCAACTCCTCGTCACGGTCGACCTGAGCGACCCGAAGGCCCCAACCGAGGCGAACCCGGGCCCGCTGATCGGCGATCTCAAACCCGCTGGTGAGCGGACGGAAGTCTCTTCCCGTGCTGGCGCAACGGTCCAGATTCCGACGGGAGCCCTGTGGACGCCCAGGCTGCCCGGAGTCTCGAACCCCACCGCTCCCTGGAAACTCTGGTCGGAACGCGATGAGCGGGGAATGCCTGCGGCTCCTGCGGGGGAGTACATCGTCTTCGTGGACCCCTCCGGCGGGCAGATGGAGGAAACGGACGAGCCCGACTTCCACGCGGTCGAGGTCATCGACCACGCCACCGGCGATCAGGTCGCCGAGTACCGGAGCCGCATCGATCCGGACCTGCTCGCCCGAGAGGTTCTGTTGGCCGCTTTGTTCTTCAACAACGCCCATGTCGGGGTCGAGCGCACGGGCGGGTGGGGTCTCCCGATCCTCCGCTTCCTCTACCTCGATGCGCACTACCCGCACGTCTACCGCTCCAAGAAGATTGGCGCTTCCAGCGAGTCGACCGAACAGCGGCTCGGCTTCAGCACCGACGTACGGACCAAGCCGATCCTCGTCGCGGGGATGCAGGAGTTGATCCGGATCGAAAAGAGCGGGATCAAATCTAGGGTCTTGGCTGGCGAGGTCCGCACCTATACCCAGACCGACGCGGGGAAGATGCAAGCGGAGTCGGGCAAGTACGACGACTGCCTGATGGCCTACATGGGGGCTCAACACCTGGCCCGCGAGCTTCCGCTGAAAGGTCGCTTCCAAGTTCCGGGACAGGCTTCAGGTTTCGTGGCTGACGGGTCCGGGGTCGGCGGGTACGACCCTCGCTACCGCTGACGGTTCCATCCGCTCCCAGCGTCACTCTGCCGAGCGAACAGTATTTACTTCTCGTTCCTTATGACGCTGACTCTCTGGATTCCGCCATCCGCCCGTGAGAAATCCGGCCCCGTCCGGCGCTGCACCGTCCCAGGATGCGGCAGGACTTTTCCGATGGAGCAGCACCAAAACTGGCGGCGGCACGTCAAGGCGTGCGCCAAGAAGAACTTCGGCGGGATCGAAGCCGCCCTCGCCCGACGCGAGGAGACCTACTTCACGAAATCGGCTGACCCCGAGCGGTACGCCCACATCAGGAAAAACGGAGGCAGTTGATGGCCCGCAAGCGGATCGAGGACATTGTGATCGCCCAGAACCGCGAACACGGGTTCTTTCCCGGAGACGCGGCGGCGCACCGGGCGGCCTCCGCCCTCGGTGACCGCTTCGACGGGCCGACCATCATCGCCCTCACCAATCTCCTGACCTACATCCAGGAGATGGGCGGCCAAGGCTACGTTGTCACCTTGCGCGAGCGCCTCACTCCTGACGGTCACCTCGCCCAGGAGGACGAGGCCGGCGAATACGAGACCGCGATGCTCCGCTTCGAGTACGAGAGCCGTGACGCCCGGGTTGTCGCTGCCCCTCCCCCAGAGGAGATCGAGGGCGTCAAGGTCTCGGAGTTCAGCGAGGCGCCTGCGCGGATCGCAGTCAAGACGCCGACCGTTAACCCAGACGACTGCGTCCACGACCCGGAGTTCCGGATCACCACTGGAAGTACCGGGGCGGTCACGTGCGGGCAATGCGGCCACAGCGATCCGGAGTGGGCTGAGAAGGAAGAACCCACCCCCGCCTGATGTCCGGTCTCGCCAAAAAAGACGATCACACCGAGGAGGAGAAGCGCTGCCTCCAGGGCGTGATCGACAAATTCCAAGCCGCCGACAAGCTGCACTCCCAGCTGGTCCCGCGCTGGAACAACTTCTACGGCCTTTCCCGTAACTGGCGGCGCCTCGCCTCCGCGCACGCTCAGGCCGCCACCCCGAACGACAAAGACGTCGTCCAGCAGGAAATCCGCCGCCACTTCGGGCAGGAGCTGTTCGTCCCCTACTGCTTCACGGTCATCGAGACCAATGTGCCGCGGGTCCTTTCACGGACCCCGCGCTACCGCGGCCTCCCCGGAGATCCCGAAGTCACCCCGGAGGATTGTCGCGCGATGGAGCGGCTCTACGAACGCGACAACTCCGCGATGAAGTACGAGCGCAAACTTCAGGAAACCGCCCGCTCAGGCTTCCGCTACGGCCTCGGCGTCCAGAAGGACTACTGGGAAAAGAAGACCCGCGACGGCAAGAAGATCGCGAAGAAGTTCTTCGGTGGGCAGAAAGTGGTTGATGAGCAGATCATCGTCTTCGAGGGACCACAGGTCGAGTCGGTTGACGTCTACGACTTCTTCTGGGACCCCACCGCCCGCGATCTCGAGACCGCCTCGTATGTCATTCACCGCACTTGGCGATCCGGCGCTTACGTGAAAGACCGTGTCCTCGAAGGCCGGAAGAACCGGGCTCAAGGGAGGAGCGGCGGCTGGGTTGAGGTGGACCTAGGTGCCATCGCCAGCATGGGCTCTTCCACCAAACGCGGCGAAGCTTGGGACGGCCGCCTGCAGGCCGCGGGGCTGAGCAACTACGAAACCAGCGGCAACGAGCTTCACGAGGTGTGGGAGTACCACGACCGGGATCAGGTGATTACCGTCCTCGACCGCGAGCTGATGGTCCAGGAAGACGCGAACCCCTTTCTCCACGGCGACTTCCCCTTCCAGATCTTCCGCCCCACCCTCGTAGAGCAGGAGTTCTGCGGCATCGGCGAGGTCGAGCCGATCGCCCATCTCCAGTGGGAGCTGAACACCCTGCGGGGTCAGCGGCGGGACGCGGCGACTCTGGCTCTCAATCGCGGCTACTTCTACCAGGTGGGTACTCTCGATCCGGCCAAAATTGTCACGGGCGCCGGCGTTTTCAACCCGGTTTTCGCCAATCCCAACGAGGTCATCCAGCCGATGCCCTTCGTGGACATCCCACAGTCGGGAGAGTCCGAGGAGCAGGCGATCAAGGGTGACATCGAGCTTACGAGCGCAATGTCCGAAGCCGTAGTCGGATCTGGCGGCGAGGAAACCGCCACCGGCACCCAGCTTGTCCAGGCTGCCGCCAACCTGCGGATCAAGCAGAAGGCGAAGAACCTCCACATCGACCTACTGGTCCCCGAGGCGGCGCAGCGCAAAGCCCTCTACGAACAGTTCTACGTGAGCGAAGAAGCCGCGCAGACCGTCCGGATCGAGGACAGCACAACCCCGACGGGCTTTGCCTTCATCGAGGTCCCGCCAGAGCTGATGGCTGCGAACATCGAAATGGTGCCGGTCGACGGCTCGACCGAAGCCGACGATCCGGCGCAGAAGAAGCACGACGCGATGGAACTCGCAAATACGCTCGCTCCCTTCGCGGAACAGCTCAACGTCCCCGAGTTCATCAAATACGTTCTCGCCCAGCACGACATCGACAACGTCGGCGACTGGGTGAAAGAAGCTCCGGCCGGTCCCGATGTCGGTCAGATCGTCCAGCACATCGGCCAGGCGATGCGAGAGGCGGGCGTCCCCGAAGAAGAGGTCACCAAGATCCTCGAAGCCGCTCTCCAGTCCAACGAAGCGGCCCAACCCGAAGAAGCTGCGGGCCAAGCGCCCGAATCGGAAACCACGGCGGCGGCTCCGTCGCCCGAACCCGTAGGAGGGTGAAATGGCAACCAAAACGAAAGCCACCAAGAAACGACCGGCGCGCACCCGGGTGAGCAAATCGAAGTCCAAGGCGGTCACGGTCGCGAACCACCGCTTCCCGCCCGAGTCCGAGGTCGGCTTCTGGCCCACCCAGCAAGTGACGGTTGAGCGCACCACGGGTCGTCGCCCCTTCCCCGACCCCACCGCCACGGCTAAGGTCGCCACGGACGGCACTCTCGAAGTGAAAGGTCTCGGTAAGGGGCCGTGGCTGGCGGGCGCAGAGGTCGAGGGCGAGTTCCGCTTCCACCAGTTCTCGGTCAAGGACTGAGCTTTGTCGCGCCGGGCACAGCCATACCGGAAAGGGCGGCCACGGGTGCCCGGCGCGACTCTCGAAGCCATGCTGCGGGGAAGGCCAGTCCTTCGCCCGCACCCGCTCAGCGCCAAACGGAAGCTCGTCAAACGGGCTCGTCGCAGTTCCGTCCGCCGATAGCCGAATACTGGCGCGAAGTAAATGCTTCTCACCTCGCAACCAGCCCCGCCGATTCCTCTTGCTCTCTCCGAGTCGGCCGCTCAGCGCGTCGAGATCGGCGAGAGCGTGGCGGCTCTCATGGAACATCCGGGGTGGGAGCACCTGAAGGCAGGAGCATCCGCCTACCAGCGGGTGCTCATCGGAAGTCTCATGGCCATCTCCGGAGCCATCGAGGCCGCCAAGTACGCCAGCCTCACCGGAGAGATGAAAGGGGTCGCGGCTATCGAATCGATCGCCAGCGGCCTCGTTGAGGCAGGAGAGCAGGCCAAGACGCAGGCGCGTGAGGCCGAGATCAAGGAGGAGTCCTGATGGAGGCAAGCGTCGCAGGCCAGCCGCCGGCAGTTGCCGAGGAGCAGGCCGCTCAAGCCGTACAGGCACCCGCTCAGCCGACCGAGCAGGTTGCGCAAGAGCAGGGGATCGAGCAACCGACCCCGCAGCGGGGCATGGAGGGTGCCTTCGCCGACATGAAAGCGTCCTTTGACGCCTTCATGCAGAGCCAGAAACCGGCCGAGGAGGAAAGCCTCGCCACCGACCTTCTCTCAGCGCTGGAGACCGGGGACGAAAACGCCGCCTCGGCCGAAGAGCAAACTGCCGCGATCCAGCCGGAGACCGAGCAGGGACTCCAGAGTCCCGAGGCACAGGCGCAGCTCGACGAGGCGCACGCCCTGGTGGCCGGGATCGTTCAAGAGCAGGTCGCCCCGCTCCAGCGGGAACTTGCGGCCCGCGACATGAAAGCTCTGGGTGATCGCTACCCGGACATCATGAGCAAAGAGGTCATGCCGAAACTGACGACCGAGATCAACGATCTCGTCGCCCTCACCGGCAATCCCAATCTGATCTACAACGCTCAGATTGTCGAGAAGCTTTACAAAGCGGTGAAAGCCGAGTTGGCCGACGCCGCAGCAGTACCGGCCGAGCAGGCCGCGACGCAGGGAGCGTCCCTTGAGACGCATGCGGGCCAGACCCAGGCGGGCAACCCCTCCCTATCCGACACCTACAAGTCTGAGGTCTACAGGCCAACGGCGCGCAGCGTCTTCGGCTGATGACCTCCTTGCCCGATAGGAGAACCCCATGAGCACCGTCACGGGTCAGAGAAACACGGGCAACGTCGCGACCGTTCAGCGGTACATCGACATTGCCCCCGAGATCGTCCGGCTTGAGCCGGAGGCTGCACCGCTCACCGTCATCAGCCGGCGCATCCGCGAGGGTGGCAACACCAAACTCGCGGGCGACCCGGAATTCAGTTGGGTCGAAAGCGAACGCGATGCTCGCTTCGACGCGATCAACAAAGCCGAAGGCTACGCCTCCGGCGCTACCGAACTCGTCGTCGACACCGAAGACATCTTCGCCCCTGGGCAGATCATCATCGTGCCGCGAACGGGCGAGGAGCTCTACGTCGAAAGCAAGCCGGGATCGAGCAAAATCAAAGTCAGCCGCGGGTTCTCTGGAACCACGGCGGCGGCTCTGGTCGACAACGACCCCCTGTTCGTGATCGGCGAAGTGTCCGAAGAGGGTGCGCGGTCGCCGGAAGCGCGGTCGCAGGGTCCAACCAAAAAGACCAATCTCACCGAGATCACCCGGACCACCATCGAGGCCTCCGGGACCTGGATGAGCTCCCAGAACCAGACGTCGCCGCATGACTGGGTCTACCAGCACCAGGAGCGCAACCGGGAACATTTGATCGGCCTGGAGACGAAGGCTCTCTTCAACTCCAAGGGCGAAACCACCGGCCCGAACGGGAAGAAACTCCGCACCAGCGGCGGCCTCCTCTCGTTCTACACGTCCAACCGCCAGGACGCTGGCGGGACGTTGACGGAAGCGGAGTTTGAGGAATGGGTGCGGACGATCTGCCGCTACGGCAGCAAAAAGACCGCGTTCGTCTCGCCGCTGGTGCTCTCGGTGATAAACAAATTCGCCGTCAGCAAGCTCCAGGTGATCCAGGCCGACATGGACACCACGTACGGCCTGAACATCACCAAATACATGAGCGCTCACGGCGAAATCGCCTTGGTCAAGCACAACCTGCTCGAAGGCGCGGTGTGGGGCGGCTATGCCATCGCCGTGGACTTCGAGAAGGCTCCGCCGAAATGGCGGCCTCTTGGAGGCGGTCCCGGCGGCTCTCGCGAAACGAAGCTCCTGCCCAACCGACAGGAGAACGACCGCGACGGCCAGAAGGACGAGATCCTCACGGAGGGCGGCTACGAGTTCCCGCAGCCGAAGACCGGAGGGGTCCTCACCGGCGTCACCGGCTGAACCTGAGAGGGGCGGCGCGGGCCACTGGCCTGCAGCCGCCCCTCATCTCGACTGAAAGGACAAGGATGAGCACCGCAACCGCATCAGAGGAGACGAAGGCGAAAACCGTGACCTTCATCGCGAAGTCGCCTAATCAGGTGCTCACCCGCAAAAAGGTCCGCTACGTCTCTGACGGCGAAGGCGAGAAAACCGTCCTCGACGAACAGGAGTGGCTGAACCGCCAGGAGGATCTCAATGAGCAGCGCGAAGCTCGCGGCGAGGAGCCGAAAGCTGTCGACCGCACTCCGTGGAAGGTCGAATTCGCGCATTCCATCTTCAAGACCGACGACGAGAAGCTGATTCTGTTCTTGCGGAATCACTGGCTCTACAACAACCCGGAAGGCTTCTGGGAGCTGGGCGCTGCGCCCGACGAGCCCCGTCCGACGGTCGATCAGCAGATGACCGCCATCGCAGAGGCGGCGGCGTCCGGCGACCTCCAGGGCGTCGAAGAGGTCATCGCAAAAGAGCAGGACACTCACAAGCGCCCCTCGGTGCTCCAGGTCGCAGAAGCGGCCGCAACGAGACTGAGGGAGTTCGACACCGAGCCGGTGCCGGGTGCGTCTTCCGATTCCCACGGAGGCGACCCATCAACTGCCAGCAGCTCATAAGCCGGCTGAACGACTTCGCCGGGTTCGACCTCTCCTCATCCGAAGCCCGCGACCTCCTGAACGAGGCGCGGCGGCGGTTTGCGCTGAAGTCGAAGTACCCGCGCAAAGCCGCCGACATCGGCCCGACTGTCGCCGAACAGTCCTCCTACGACTGGCCGGCAGATCTCCTGCTCCCGCTCTCGCTCAGTCTTGGGACCGGCGATTCGTGGGAAGCGACCGATCCCGCAACCGTCCGGCGTTACGAAACGGGCTCGCTCTCCCTGCTGGCCGAAGGGGCGTATTACGAGGCTCCTGGTGAGGACGGACAGCGAAAGCTCATCCTCTACCCCGCTCCCGGTGCCGGCCTGGCGATCAACCTGGAATGGGTCTACCGCCCAGCGCCGATGGTCGGCGACTCTGACGAACCGACGGAGATCCCGGAGGACTTCCATCCGGCGCTTCTCCCGGGTGCGTCGGCTACGTACTACGAGACGGTGGAGGACAACCCGGAACTCGCGCAGCGCAACGCCGAACAGTTCGACCTCTGGGCCGGGGAACTCGTCCGCTACGACAACCAGCGTCGCGGCGGCTCCAATCCGTTCATGGTCCCGATCCTGGGGGTGTCGGCATGAGGTGGTGGCAGAGGCTCCGGTGGCGGAGACAGCGGACGCTTGGCGGCGGTATTGCTGCTCTGGCGATCACCGGCAATGAACTGAGGGAAATGTCTATCACGACTCAACGGATCAAAGAGCACGAGGTGCGTCCGTGAGCCCGGCCCTGCAGGAGCGCATAGTGCAGGAGGACTGGTCCGAGGGCGAGGTGCAGGACGTAGCGCCTGCACTGATCTCTCCCGCTGGAGCGGCCAGGATGGTCAACGTCCTGCTCGACGAAGACGGCAACCCCTACCGGCGCGGTGGGACCACCTACGTCTCCAAAGAAGGCCTCGGCTCCTCCGGGCTCTCCTGGCTCTGGGCGGGCTACCTGAAGCCCGGACCCCGGACCCTCGTAGCCAACGGCTCTGACTTCGGAGTGCTCGGCTCTGACGGCGAATCCATCGTCAACCTCGGAGGGGTGGGTCTATCGGTGCCAAAGCAGGCGGCGGCTCTCCAGGATCTTCTTTACATCGGCGGCGGAACGCTGTATGGCGGCTCGCGGAAGTCAGCGGTCTACTCGACCGGCACCGTCACCGTGACCAACGGCTCGAAAGTGGTCACCGGCTCGGGCACGACGTGGAACACGCTGGTCGATGCAGGGATGCTGTTACAGATCGGCAGCGAGCGGGCCTACGTTGTGGCCTCTGTCGACGCAACCAGTCAGATCACCCTTCGAGACGCCTATCAGGGCGCAACCGGCGGCGGGAAAAGCTACTCGCTGAATCCCGTTTTATCGGCATCCTCGGGGCCTTACGGAACCTGGGACTACGTGACCGTTTGCGCCAACCGCTTCGTCTTTGTCGCCGGGCGGACGATCAAGTTCACGGAGGTCAACAACCCTCACACCTTCACCAACAGCAAAGGCACCACGAACGAACACACGCTGCCCGAAGGCGAAGGGATCGGGCTGCGCAGCGTGGGGCAGACGGCCCTCATCTTCACCACGGCTGGGATCTGGACCCTCGACGGCCTGGCGCTCGACATCGTGGATGCGGCGGGCAACCCGCAGCACCGCCTCGAGCAGCTCTCCGGAGACACCGTGCTCGCCGGCGCCAGCGGCCTCGCAGCCTCCGGTCAGCAGCTCGTCGTGCCGGGAGGCGACGGGATCTACCTGATGGACGGCGTGAGCCAGCCACGGCTCATCTCGCGCCCGGTCAACCGCACCTACCGCCGATACATCGCGGACGGCTACAGGCTCGGGCGGGCGGTGGTCTACCGAAACCACTACTTCCTGCCGATCGTCAGCGGCACCGCCAAGGTGAAGGCGCTCTTGGTCTGCCGCCTCGACCGCCCGACCCGCGACCGCGAGCAGGTCGTATACCCGTGGTGTCACTTCACGGGCGACGGAGGCGACGTCCCGGCGCTTGCGGTGCGGGCCTCGACTGACCCCCAGCAGCCCGAACTCCTAGGTGTGCAGAGCAGCGAACCGTCCCGGGTTGTCGACTGCTCGGGCTACTTCGACCCCAGCGCCGCCAACAAGAACGACGCAGACGGATCGACCTTCGACCTCGACATTGTGAGCCGGGACTACGAAACCGGAAGCGGCACGATCAACAGCGTTCGGGCGGTGAGGCCTCGGTACGAGCTGGTGGACGCCGCATCCGATGATCCGGAACTTCAGATCAGCTACGCCACCGGCTCTGCGACTTCGGGGGGCGCTCGATTCGGTCACGCGACGTTCGGCAACGCGAAATTCGGTTCGGACCTGGGGGCGTCGTTCGTCGTCGTCGGGAATGTCGGGACGAGTGACGGGCGGAACCCTGTGCCCCTGCGGATGAAGCCGCGGGCCCGTTACATGCGCGTCCGCATCAAAGGTGTCGGTCCGGCCGCTCGGTGCGCGCTCCGGTCCCTATCCCTCTCGATCCGGCCAAGCGGGGCGGTGCGCAGATGAGCTGGTTCAGCCGAAAACGCTCCTTCGTCGAAGACACGGACATCCTCGCTCCGGACTTCGAGGCGGAATTCGACAACATCGCCGAAGCCCTCAACTCGCTCGTAGGCAGCGGTCGGATCGCCTCCTCCAAATCGCAGGAAGTACATCCGGGGACGTTTACCGAAGAGATTGATGTCTCGGGCGCAACCGTGACGTTCACTCTTGCGCGGCCGAGCGTCGTCATCGTCACGACCGCATTCGACCTACAGATGAACGCCGGCACCGGATCGGGGAAGGCTTTCGTGCAGGGCAAGCTGAATGTCGATGGGAGCAACCAGGGCACGGGGGCGGAGTTGGGGGTGGCTCCCTTGGGGTTCATCCAGGCAACGATCGGTGAGGCCTACCGCCTCCAGCTCGGAGCCGGCGCTCACACGCTCAAGCTTCGGTTGGGGTGTACCGCCGAAGGACCCGCGACCTCGGCTGAGAACTTGCACGCCTCAGCGACCTTCTTCTACTACCCCGATCCGGAACCCTGATGGGCATCGGCCTGATTGAAAACGAAGCCGATCTGCAGCGCTGGTTGCGGGACCAGCTGCGCCTCCCCGACACGCTTCCAGCGGGCGGCGTCAGCGGGTCGGTCATCACGGTCGAAACGATCACGGGCGAACGCATCCTCCCCCGGACTCTCAAGGGCAATCTCCTGGTCGAAGGCACGATTACCGCCGAAGAGATCGAAGCTCACACGATCACGGGTGAACTGATCGCGGCTCACACGATCACCGCCGAAAACATCGCCGCGGGGACCATCACGGCGGCTGAGATCGAAGCGGGCTCCATCACCACCGCACTCCTGGCCGCCGGTGCAATCACGGCCGAAAAAGTCCAGACCGGGACTCTCACCGCTGCCCAAATCGAAGCTGGCTCGATCACTGGCGACAGGCTGAAAGCCAACACGATCGAAGCGGGTCAGATCAAAGCAGGGACGATCACCGCTACCGAGATCGCCGCTGGAACCATCGTCGCCGGCAACATTAAAGCCGGAACGATTACCGGCACGCTGATCGCCGCCACGACGATCACGGGCGAAAAGATCGCCGCGCACACCATCTCGGCCGGGAACATCGTCTCAGGCACGATCACCTCCGCGGAGATCGCCTCGGGGACCATCACCGGGGGGAACATCGCATCGGGCACCGTTACGGCCTCGAACATCAGCGTCTCCAAACTCTCGGCCTTGAGCGCCGACCTGGGGGAAATCACCGCCGGGACCGTCACCGGGGCGACCCTGCGGACCGCCTCCAGCGGCAACCGCGTCGTCATCGACTCGACCGGGCTTCACGCCTACAAAGGGGTCTCGACCGCAGTCCTCGACTTCAATATCGAAAGCGGCAACCTGAAAATCAAGGGGACGATCGAAGAAGGCTCGACGATCCCCGCTCCCACGATCACCGGCCTGTTGACGAACGCCCAGATCGAAGCCATCGCAGCGGCCAAGATCACCGGGACGCTGATCGAAACCCAGATCGGCAACGAAGCGATCTCCACCGGGAAGCTCGCGGCCAACGCCGTCACCTCGGCCAAGATCGCGGCGGAAACGATCACCGCCGAAGACATCGCCGCCGGGACGATCACCGGGACCCAGATCAAAGCCGAAACCATTACGGCGTCTCAGATCAAAGCGAGCACCATCACCACGACGCAGATCGCAGCCGGCACCATCCTCGGCGAAGACATCGCGGCGACCACGATCACCGGGTCGAACATCGCGGCCGAAACCATCACTGGGGCGAAGATCGCGGCCACCACGATCACCGCCGGGAAACTGAACGTCTCCGAACTCTCAGCGATCACGGCGAACCTGGGAACGGTGAGCGCTGGTTCCATCACGGGGGTCTCCATCTCGACCCTGACCTCGTTCTCACTCAAAGAGGCTGGAGCGGAAGCGGGCGCAGCGGAAAACTGGGTTAGGTGGCGGGAAGGCGCGGAAGACCGCCAAAAGATTTTCGGCGCCCAGTACGGAGAAGGGCATCATCTCCGTCTGGAAAGCAAGGGAGGTTCGGAATTCTCCCAGGTCTTTCTAGACCTCAACTCCAAAAAAACGACGGCCGGTAGTCAGATCAGAGCATGGATCAATGGAGTTGAAAAGACGGTAATGGAAGATGGAGAGAAGTCGTCCTTCCTCCAGCTCACCGAAACCGCCAAGCGGAAGGTTGTCTTCGGCGAATCGACCCTCAAATGGTCGTCTTCTGTCGAATCGGAAACCAAGAGCATTACGCATGGGCTAGGGGCAAAACCTGTTTTTGTGGGCCTAACTCTTGAGGCTGCGACCGGAACCACCGTGATTCAGCTTCGGACCACCGAACGGACTTCTACGGTCTTCAAAGTGTTCGGCAACTCGACCAGCTCGCTCAATACCACCTTGGCATTTACTTGGTTCGCAATCGGATAAGGAGGAGAAGTGGCGCAACGCAAACGGAAATCGACTCGGCAGGACACCAAACCTCGGACGCCCAAAGACGAAGCGGCGAACCAACCCATCGACGGCATCCTCGTCGCGGTAGCGGGTGACTCGCGCAAAATCCAAGTGCTCGGCGAGACGAAGGTGACTGAGGCCCCGACGCTGCTCCGACAGGCGGCCAAGGATGTCGAACGGGAGCTAAGGATCGACTAAAGATGGCGCAGTACGGGAACGCAAAAAAGTGGGGATGGCATCCGCCTCGGGTGCCCCGTGCTGCAGTTGGACCGGGGCTGCCAATCATCGGAGTCCCACACCCGCATCCCGTCGGTGATCCAGGTGCGGCTGGTCTTGTGCAGCCGCCTTCAATGACGTTCGATCCTGCTCTTGAGGCTCAGCGCCGAGCGGCGCAGCGGGGCCTCGAAGACACCGAAGCGGACGTTAAAACCAAAAAGCACTTCGCTGAGAAGGATCTTGAACTGGCGCTACGCGGTATCCGCACCAACACCACGCACAAGCGCCAGGACCTCAACCGCAGCTTCACCCGCGGCACTGAGAAGCTCGCCAACCAGGAAGCCGACACCACCCGCAACGCCGAACGCCAACAGCAGGACTTCCATGTCCGCCTTGCTGACATCGGTCGCCAGTTCGCCGAACTCGGCCACCGGCAAAGCGAAGGCGCGAACGTCGCAGGAGTGAACGACGCAGGGACCGCAGCAGCATCGGCGGCGGCTCGGGGAGCGAACCAGTTCCGCGCGGAAGCCCCGATTCACACCGCAGAAGGGCGACTGCACGAAGACCTGATGACCGCGCTCGATCGCATCGCCTCCGCGCACGGGCAGCTGGAAAGCGACCACTCGCTCAGCCTCAACCGCCTCAAACAGGACCGCAACATCCAACGGCGCGAAGCCCACCGCGAAACTGGCCGCAGTGAGTTCGGCTGGGGACGCGAAGAGGAACGGGCGCGGCGGGAGGCTGCGATCGCCGATACCAATCTGCTCGAAGAGGAGATCTACCAGGCCCGTCAGAACCACCCGGGGGCGTTCAGCACCACCGGGGCTCACAACGGACAGACGGCCGGGCCAGCCCAACGGGCCCCCAAACCTGCTGTTGGTCAGGCCGCCCCAGCCCAGAGAAGGAGGAAACGCTGATGGCTCGCATCCCGACGGTCGGCACGAAGGAACTGCATACCGCCCAACTCTCGCCCCGCGAGCGCCGCATCCTGCACCGGAGGGCCAGAAAGGCAAACCAGCGCGAGTACGCACCAGTGATTGCCGCTGACAAGCAGGCTTTCGGGATCGCCAACCGCGCCTACGGTCGGGAAGCGAGTTCTGTGCAGGGCGCTGCCTCGATGACGGAGGACATGCTGGCGCAGGCGCTCCGCGGTCTTAAGGCATCAGGTCTCTCCGGTTCCTATCTACGGCAGGCGGTCAACGAGCTCAGCTCGCGCCAAGGCGATGCCGCCTCCGCGATTCCCTTCCTGCTCAGCGACGCTCGCGAACAGCGTTCGACCGCGATGACCGAAGCTCAGCAGCAGCTCGCGCAGGACCGGGGCGAAATGAAGAAGGGCGTCGCTGAAGATTTCGACCAACTCCTCAAGGAAGGTCGGACCGCCGCCTCCGGGTACCTCAAGGAACAGCAGGCAAAGCGGGAAGCCGAAGCCGAAGAACACGGCGACGGGCAGTTTGACCCGACCAGTATTGAGAACGCGAAGCTCGCGCTCAAGGACGCACTCGCCGCATGGGCGAAGAACCCGATGGTGGAAGGGTCCGAAGGCGAAGAAATTCCTCTCCGACAACTGAATCCTCTTCGCACGAAGGAACAGTGGCTCAGCTTCGCTGCGGGCTTGGAGAAGCAATACGACGGGTTCGGCCTTGCCGAAATTAACCACGTCATCCAGCAGCTCCTATCCGACCGCAAACGGAAGGAACACGAAGGCCGTTTGCCTCAACCCGGCGTGCCCGGTCCCGGCAGGGGATAGACCCGTGCCCTCCACCCGCTCCCGCCGAATGCACGAAGGCCGCCTTCCCCAGCCGGGGGTGCCAGCCGGCCCGCGCAACTCTCCCCGCCCCTCTCGGCACAGCGGCGGAACGTCCGGCGACCTCTCGGTGCCCGGCTACAAGCCCAAGACGCCGGTGGTCCCGTACAACCCGAGCGCCCCGCCGACGCCGGTTCAGCGGCATATCCGAAGGGAACAGCGCTACCTCGCTCCCCTTCGTGAAGCTCTGCACGTTGCCTACACCCAAGGCTACGACGCGATTTATGGGGAGGGCGGCCAGAACATCAGGGCGGTCCAGGACGAACTACGCAAACGCTATGGCCAAGCGGGGGTGGATTTGGTCGGAAAAGCCTTGGTGCAGCGAGACGCTGAGACGCAAGGACTGAAGGAAGACCCGATCGCCGAACTTGCCATCGGAACGCTAGCGACGGCGGGGGTGGGTGGGGTGGCCAACCTATTGCGCGGTGGCGGGACCGCAGCACTCACTGCCGCAGAGGCACAAGCCGCAAAGGCGGGAGCCGGGGAGGCGGCGGCCGAGGCGACTGGTGGAGGCGCTCGCGCAGCACTGCAGGAACTCCTAAAGGGCGCTGCAAGCAGAGTCGAGCCCCAGGCAGTCAGGTCCGCTCGAGCGGCTGCCGCTGAGGCCATTCCACAGAGCGCGAAGACCGCAGCAAAGCTGACGGCACGGGGAGCGAGCTATCCGATTCGCCACCCGATCACCTCCCCGCTCGCGGTTGAGGCACCCGGCGCTCTGTTGCACAAGGACCCGGGGGCCTTCGCCAAGGCACTCGAAGGCAAAGGGATCTACGGAGATCTCGCCGGCGGTCTCGGGGGTGCTGCATCACACATCTCTCCGATCCTCGGCGAAGCCGTCTCGCTCCCGGCGGCCGTTTTGCCATCAGCTTTCTTGGGAGGTAAGGCGGCCGTAAACGCTGCTCAGGGACACCCGGAAGACCTCAACGCCCTGATCGACGAATGGAAGAAGACCGGGCTGCTCCCTGCACTTTTCGAAGGCAACCTCAGCAAGGCTGCTCACAACCTTGCTGACCACCCGCTCTACGACCTGTTGGAAGGATCGGGCGCGGTCAACGCCGCTGGCCGCGTCACCGGTGCTGCAGCCCGAGCCGTGCCGGGGGCGGACCTGGCTTCGCTTGACCGGAAGCCGCTGCCCGTCGAGGGGACCGGGATCAAAGTTCAGCGCGAGTACAGCCGCGACCTTCTGCGCCAGTTGGCTCAGCGGGCCTACGACCGCACCCCTGCCGGTCAGCGGGTCCGGCCCGACACCTTCCGCGGCCGCCACTACCTCAAGGAGGCATCGAATCGCTTCTCCGCGGGGCAAGAGGCTATCCGCCGGGAGCACGCCCGCCAGGACATCCAAGCTCTCAAGGCGGTCCTCCCGAAGAAGGGAGGCTGGAAAGGACTCGGCTCGCGGCTCGATCGCAAGAGCGCGGAAATCGTGAACCTCGCCGTCGAACGGATCCTGCAGCACCCCGAGACCTTCCACAAAGATCTAGCTGACTACAAGGACCTGCTCGAAGCGGCGGCTAAAGAGACCCGCCCCGACGGCAAACCGCGCCTCAACAAGCGAGAGCTTGCGGCTAACCGGCAACTGGTGAAGCAGATCGACGCCGGGGTCAAGCGGGCAAACCCCGAGCACGTCGTCCAGGCAGCCAACGCCTTCATCGACCTCCAGAAACCGATCCTCGAAGAACTGATCGACCTGAAACTCCTGACGCCCGAGCAGGCCGCCAAGGCATCGGCTACGACCTTCGCGCGGGTTCACATGGGCGCAGGGCACCACGAGGAGCATGGGATCGTCGACCGCCACGGAAACCCGCTCGGCTTGGACGCGATTCAGCACGAGATGGCGAGCCGCGGCATCGAACCCCCCGGCTTCCTCAGTCACCGGGCGCCGGCTAACGCGGACTTCTACCGGCCGCCCTTCGGAGGAGCGATTCTGGACAAGGGCGGCAGGACGGGACAAGCCGTCGTCTCGGGAACCCAGCTCGGAGGGATCGAGGGCCTAGTCCGCCAGCTCCGCCGCTCTCGCGGTCTCGCCGACCGGGCTCGCGCATGGAACGCTGCAGTTAATCGGTTCGGGATTGAGGTCAAAGGCGTCGACACGATGGCGGAAGCAAAACGCGTGATGGAGGACCCGGCCCGCTACGGCATCAACCCCGGCATCAACCCGGTCCCGGTCCCACGGCATCCTCTCGGCTCCAAAAAGTCCGAGATGGAAGGGGCCCTTGAGCACCAAAGCCCGGCACTGGCCGACGACGCCGCGTCAGGGGCGATTGCGGACGGTTTAGACCAAGGACTAAAAGGCACCCTCCCCAACGACGCGAAAATCGTCTTCTTCCCCGAGAAGGTCGCCAAAGAGCTGCGAGCTGACGCGACCCCATCGGGGGAGGGGCTGAAGGCAGCGCAGGCCGCGACGACCATGTTCAAGAGAGCGGTCTTACCGTTCAGTCCGAGCTTCTACATCGGCAACGGCTTCGACAACCTGATCCGCACCACCCTGGCCGGCATCCACCCTGGGCACTTCGCGGTAGGAGTCAAGGTCGCGCACAAGATGGATCAGGAGCAGCGGGCGCAGGTTCTCGCCGGCGCCCACTTCTCCTCGGTCGACGCTCTGGCCCCGCACCGCTCAGTCGAGGCGGTTGTAACCGGCTATGACCCGCTCTCAAAGGGCGCGCGGCAGTTGGCCGAGTGGTCTCGGAAGCACGGCTGGAAACAGGCAGCTGTAAAAGCCGCCCCCAAGCTCCTCAGCAGTGCCTCCCACTACTTGCTCTCCGTTAACGCACTCGTCACGGAGACGCTCCCGCAGTACGGGGTGCTCGGGAAGGTTGCACTCAAAGAGATGCGAAAGACGCAGGGCTCGTGGACGAGAGCGGTCGCCCACCTCGACGAGGCTTCCCAGGACTTCGCCAAAGGGCTGCACGACCCGGACAAGATCATCCGCCTGCAGAAGGACTTGGAGCAGGTCTACGGCAACTACACGCGGATGTCCCCTGGCGCTCGCAAGGTCCTCTCGACGATCACCCCGTTCTGGACCTGGATGCGAGCGGCCTACACCTTCGTGTTTTGGAACATGCCCGCGCACCATTCGGTAGCGACCGGCCTCCTAGCTGCCACTGCCAACGCCACCAGAGCCGAACGGGAACAGTGGGGCTTGAATCGCGAAGGCAACGAACCCGTCCCGACCTATTACCAGGGCATTCCGCTTCCGGACGGAGGGGTCGTGCCCCTGGCAAATTACAACTCCTTCGACTTTGCCTCCGATCCGCTCGGGGCGGTGGCCAGGCTGCCGTTCCCGCAGATCCGCAACATGGCTGAAGCTCTTGCCGGCCGCGATTGGAAGGGCGACGAAATCAAGGGTGGGGAAGGCAACCGTCTCGCGGCGGCGGTCTGGGCGGCTGCGGGAGCGTTCGTGCCCTTCGTCAACACGCTCACCGAAGAACAGGAAGGCCACAAGGTTTTCGCCCCCCATCTCTCTCTGCCCCACGAGGTCAGCCCGGAGAAAGTGCGCAAATCTCGAGAACCGACCGAACGGATAACGGTCCCAGCGAAGGGCAGCGGCGGCGGTTCTTCAGCTGGCGGAGTCGACTACGGCAAGGTCTTCAGTGGCGGCGGAGGTTCATCCGTCGACTACGGGAAGGTGTTCTCAGGGGAATGACCTATAGAGCCGGACCAAATAGAGCAGCGGCCCAGAGTCCCATCCAGACGAGGACGGCGATAGTCAGCACGCCGGCTCCCAGCTTGATCCAAAACGGAGTGTCCACGTCGCCCCACATGCCGGAAAAGGGTAGCGCGAGCTGATGCCCTCCCGTCGCAGCCAGCGCATGCACGAAGGCCGCCTGCCCCAGCCGGGGGTGCCCGCGGGCCCTCGCAACTCGCCTCCCCCGTCCCGGCATAGCGGCGGCACGTCGGGGGATATGTCGATCCCCGGTTATCAGCCGAAGACGCCTGTGGTGCCTTACAACCCGAGCGCTCCTCCAACGCCGGTCCAGCAAGAAATCCGGCACGAAAGCTCGACCGCCACCGCAACGCCAGGTAGCACCGGCCCGAATCCCTTGGCGAGCCAGTACCTCCTCTCCCGACTCGCCGACCTAATCACTCCCGGCCCTACGGCCCGCGACATAGCTCAGGCTGCCTCCACCCTCGGAGTGAAGCCGAAGGCCCACAGCGCGCCAGGGCTTATCGCAGATGGGGTCTCTCAGGCGGCCAGGGCACTTGGTCACGACGTAACCGAAGGCGTGAAAGCGGCAGCCGAGTTCCCAAGCCACCGAGTAGTTCACGCCTTCGGCCACAAAACGCTTGGCAAACCAACTGTCGCTCAGGTTGTCGGCGCAGCCAAAAAAGGCACGCTCCAAGTCAACCGCGGCGGCAAGGTCACGGTGCCAGCAACGCGGCAAGCCGCGCGCGATCTCGCGCAGGCCCGCCGCAGAGCCTCCGGCTCTGGGCAGATCCAAGGCATTACTCACGGTCCCCAAGCCGAGCGCTTCGCTAACACCCTCGCCAAACTGACCGGAATCGACCCGAAGGCGATCGGGGCCTGGGTCCAGGCGGAGGGGGGCGGCTGGGGCGGCACTGGGATAAGTGGTGGGGAAGCCGGCAAGAACAATTGGCTCGGCGTCGGCTACCCCGGCGAACAAACGCCGTTCAGCCAGTCGCCCTACTTCAACGGTTCTCCGGAGGACGCCGCTCGGGCTACCGCGGCCTGGATGAGGGGCAAACTGGGCGGCGAATTCAACTACCGCGCCGCGCCGAGCATCCAACAAATCATTCCTCAGTCGAAAGGCAAAGGCACGCAAGCCTTCCTATCGGCTCTCGCCAACAGCGGGTGGGGAACGAACGTGTCCAGCGTGGCTCAAGACCTCGGCATGATTCAGGTCAAGCCACCGAACCCGCAGGCCGTAAAGCAGCTCGCCGCGGCAAAGGTTGCGGCTAAAAAGCTCGGCATACCGACCCGAGTCGCCGGCGGCGATCTTGAACGCGGTCGGGGTGGCGTGATCTACGTTCGCGCTGATGCGCGGGGAATGGTGAAATGGGCGGAATCCGCACTCGGGACGCCGGAGGGATCTGCCAAGCAACTTCGCTGGGCCTCAAACGAGGGCCTGAGCGGCAGTCAGCCGTGGTGCGCAAACTGGGTCAGCAACGGGCTCGCTCGCCGCGGAATTCCACTTCCACCGAACCCCAATTTCGTCCCCTCCTTCGAAACGGAATGGTCGGGCGGCCACAGCATCGGCACCGATCTGTCGAAGGCCAAGCCTGGCGACTTGATCGCGTTCAGCGGCGAGCACATCGGTCTCTACGTCGGCAACGGCGAAATGATCTCGGGGAATTTCGGCAACGAAGTCGCGCGGTCTCCCGTGTCAGCAGGTCCCGCGCCAGTCTCGGCGATCCTGCGCCCGAACTACAGCGGCGGAAAGGTCGCCGTGCGGGAATCCACGCCGCTCCCGGGAAGCTCGATCGGCCCTGGAGGGATCGCTGCGGCTCCAGCCGGTGCGGCGATAGAAGGTTCCGGTACCGCAGGCGGCGCGGCCGCCCAGCGTCCGGCGGCTCCCCTATCAACGGCTTCTGTGCCGATCAGCTCTCTGCTCGACGTTCACACGCCCCTCCCCCGTGCCTTCAGCCAGTTCCAGCTGGGCGAAACGCCTCAAGAAGATGGCCCGGTCGAAGAAGGCACCATCGCGCGCATCCTCCGAGGGAGGCGGCGGTGAATAAGCGGCCCGAGCGAGAAGGAAGGAGCGGCTGATGGAGGCCAACGCTGGTGAACTCCCGTACAAAGTCAATGAGCTGGGTCGGCGGGTGGATGGCTTCCATAAGCGGCTCGGCGGCGTCGAGGTCAAACAGTCTGATCAGACGACCGCCATCGCGATCTTGAAACGAGACGAGGAAGAGATCCGAGCCGACATCGCGGACATCAAGAAAGTCGTCGAAGACGAGGGCAAACGCAACCGAGCCAGTAACAACCGCCTGATCGGAGCGATGATCGCGGTTTCGGTCTCGACGATCGGGTCGGCGATTACCTACGCCCTAGCGAGCGGAGGAGGACACCCCTGATGAGCGAGCGAAAACCCCACCAGAACGACTCCATCGTCAAACCAGCCAACAATCATGAGAAAGCGAAGAAATGGGCGGTGATCCTGGCTGTCGCCGCCTTCGCCGTCGCCTCGGGCTGGAACGTGGCGACGAGGATCAACATCCAGAAATCCAACTCGGCAAGCATCGACCAGGTGATCGAAACCATCGAAGAGGCGTGTGTCAACCGCCGCGCCCTGACGGTGCAGTACAGGGTCCGGGGCAAGAATCAGCGTATTATGGCCCGCGCTCAACTGTTGACCACCAGGGCGTTCCTGATCGCGCTGGAAGAATCGCCACCACCCCCAGGGACCACGCAGAAGGAACTTGAGATCAGGGCCAGGTTCATCGAAGAGTACGAAGCGGCGATCCCGAAGCTGAAGCACATCTTGAAGACGACCAAGCTCCTGCCGCTCGAAAACTGCACGAAGCAGGCTCAAGAACTGCGCGAGAAGCAGCCAGCGGGATAACGGCAGGTCTGCCCCCAACCGTAGAGTTCAGGGCGCTGGTTGCCGAGCCCCAGGCGACTGCCTGAACGCCGCGAAGTAAATACTTCGCGTTTCGTCCGATGCGGCGTGGACACTGCTCGACCATGAGCCTGAAATACGTCGTAATCGACGATTGTCCGTGCCCGAAACCGCTTTTCCCAATCCTCAAGAAGCTCCAGCACGACACGGGTTGCAAGTACAGCTCGATCTACCGCGGCGACGATGCCCTTGCCCTGCTCCATGCTCACGACAAGCACTCTCAGCGCGAGCTGGCCGAAGCCACGCCGGCGGAGCGCGCCGCTTGGGGCATCCTCGGAACGCCCAATCCGCCTGATCGCGGGACGCACATCCTCCTCGGCGATGGTGTCGTTGGCCGACTCCACCAAAAGCTGCCGTGGTTCAGATGCGGCATCGACATCAACCTGAAGGGCTCCGAAGCCGAGCAGGAGGCCGAAGCTAAGAAAATCGAAGCGGCTGCACATCGCCACGGCTGGGAGCTCTACCGGCCCTACCCGAGCGGCAGCGAGCGGCACCACTTCAATCTTCGCAGGAAGCCATCGCGGTGGCGGGCCTTCTACCGAAACGTCTTTGGCCACGCCTTCGTTAAGCCGAAGGTGGGACCCGCTGTCCCGGTGCCTGAGCCGAATCCGCCGAAGCGGAAACACCACCCGAGCAAACAGGTCACGCGGCCCGACGTGCTCGGCAACGCGATCGACGTCTCCGAAGCTCAGGGCGACGTCGACTGGCAGAAGGTTGCGAAGAAGGGCGTCCGCAAGGGCCTCCGCAAGCGGGCGATCGCGGTCGGCATCTGCAAGGCCACCGAGGGCGCCGACTGGACCGACGGTCGCTTCTCCGGCGCCCGGTTGAAGGCCATCGCGAAGGCCGGCCTGGCGGTCGGCGTCTACCATTTCGCCCGGCCGGACAACAACAGCGGCACGATCGAGGCGAGACACTTCGTGCGCACCGTGAAGGCCGCTGGCGGTCATTTCATCGGCTACAAGGAGTGGCGGGAAGGCAAGTCGGGGGTATTCGGTTTCCTCGACTTCGAGACCGCGCCATATGAGAAGAAATTTGCCGTCGACTTTGCTCGCGAGTTCAAACGACTGACGGGCTGCGATTGTGGGATCTACGGGGGTGGCTACTCACTCAACCCGATCCTGTCGGCACTGAAGTTGTTTGCCTGTGTCTGGCTGGCTGCCTACGTCACCGACTGGGACCCGTTCTTCGACGGCCCCAGCTCGGACGTGAAGTTCTGGCAGAACAAGGACAACTGGCGCTGCCCCGGAGTCAGCGGCGATGTCGACCACTCGATCTACCTGGGGGGGTGAAAATGAATCAGACCAGCGAAACCACCGTAGGTGCAAGCACCGCCGGCGCCGCTCTCGGCGGAATCGTCGGCTGGACGATCTCAGCGGTGACCGGCGTTGACACGGCTCCGATCAGCGGTGGTCTGGCCACCGTCGGCGCCTTCGTCTTCGGCAGTCTCTTCCCCCGATGAGGATGAGGGCCATGAACTTCGGCGCGACCGGGGGGTTCTTGCGTTTCGGAGTTCCCTTGGTATCGTCGCTCCCTTCGCCGATCTTGTAAACAGCGGCGGGGGCACCGTCGGTGAAACGGCTCCCCCGCCTTGGCACCAGGAGGTTGAGGCTCCCGATGCGCAGGCAAACCTATCCAAGAATCGTGACTCGGGCCGCCGATCCAGTGGCCGTCGACCCGAGTCTGTGGGACTCAGGTCCCCTTGTGGATGGCGGCGACCGGCGTTACTGCTGCCGTAGTGATCTTCACGCGCTTCACCTCCTTTTGGTAGTTGGACGGCGGCTCACCAGTGAGCCAGTGTCCATCTACCTACGGACGCTACGCTCCGGTTCGCAAAGGGGACTTCGGAGCGCCGCTAACCGATTAGGGGCTGGGTGAATGACCAATAGGCGTGAGCAGAGCAAACGGGCGGCCCGCGAGAACGCATCCCTCTTTCGCGCTCTCTCCGACCCCATGCGTCATCGCATTCTTGAGATCCTCGCCGAACGGGTGGCAAGTCCTACCGAAGTCGCAGAAGAGCTCGAGGAGAAGAGGGACAACGTTGCTTATCACTTCCGTGAGCTGGCCAAGGAACAGCCGGATGGGGGCGGCCCGTTAATCGAGTTGGTCGAAACGGACACCCGTCGGGGTGGTCTGCAGAAGTTCTACAAAGCCACGAAGCGTCCAATCATGCAACTCGACTCCTGGGAGAAGCTGTGCCGACTTTTCCGAGAACTGAACAGCGTCTCGGTGGCACAGACTTTGATCGGGGACGTGATCGAAGCGATTGAAGCGGGAACGTTCGACTCGCGCGTCAACCGGGCGATGATCCGCGTGCCGGGAGTGGTGGATGAGGAGGGAATCGACGAACTCGAGGAGGGCGCAGCCGAGTACCTCCGGGTTTTCGATACGGCCGTCGCACGGAGTTGCCAGAGGCGTTTACGGTCCGGAGAGGATGGGGTAACCGTCCTTCTCGGCGTGCTGGCTTTTGAGCGCCCCGAAACTAGACGCTCTGTCGATAGGTAAAGCCTCGCTCACCGGTCGGTTTGACACGGGACGAAAAGGTAGGCACCCTTTTGCCCGTCGCTTGGCTAGAGCGATTTAAACCAAACAGATTCGTCGGTGCGAAAGGGGAGAGGCAGTGGGGGAGAGGCAGGCCGATGGAAGCGGGGCCAACCGAGAAACCGTCGATGGCGAAGCACCGGCCGATCATCGTCGGCCTTCCCCTGGGCTTGGCCCCGCTTCGATCAGGCAGCCGACCGAAGTGGACCTCTTTGAGGGGCTGGACCAGTCTCGAAAACGCGCAGGCGAGCGGTTCGCTGCGAGCGCCTACTTTGCCCTGTGGGGGCTCTACGAACTTGACCCGGCCTCCGAGCCCGAGCACTTTAAGGAGACCCGGCTTACCTTGGATCAGCGCCTTTCTTGTTCTGCCGACCTGCCACGGCACCAGCCGGAATCGGTAGATCGACCCGCGCTCCAGTTCGTTCGAGAGCGGTCAAGTTCCTAAGCGCGGTCTCGAAGCCGACGCCCCCACGTTTCTTGGTCGCTGGTTCGGCCGGATTGAGAGCCTTCCGGACCTTCCACATTCGGTACTCCGCAAAGACCTCCGGCTCGATCCCGAAGCCCAGCGCGACCATCTCCATGACCTCAGCGCTCGGGCTCGTGGCTCCGCGCATCATCTGGCTCACCGCATCCTTTGACTTCGGGTGCTCGGTCTGCTCCCTCGCC